CAAATCGATTCCCATGTAAATACGAAGGCCGCCTGGGATCTGATCGTCATCAACCTTCTGGCAATCGTCGTATTGGAACACCTCGCCCTTCATCGCTTCGGTGTCGCATTGGTACTGTGCGTTGAAGATGATTACGCCTGACTTGCGTTTTTTCTCCTTGAACCATTTTGACGGATACTTCGACGGCCAAGGGCTTCTCCCGCGCTCGTCGAGGGCGCGAATGATGTTGTGGTGATGCTTCAGCTCATTCGCGATCAAGTGGCCGTACAAATCATCATAATGATATCGGGTGCCGAGGCGATGGTGTTCACCTCGATGTGGAACGGTTGATGACGGCGGCTCAAGCGTTGGATCTAGTGTTTGGTAATACCATTGTTGTGTCTTATCGCGCATGTACTTCGTGCGCGTGTTCTCCTCGTCAACGAGGTCATCGCTGATGATGATGTCGTAGTGCTTTCCAACAACCGTTCCCTCGACGCCAACACAAGTAACACTCGCTTCCTTCGTGCGCTGCGTTCGTGGAAGAACCTCAATCTCACGGTTGTCCCACTTTGTGACGCGGTTGGAATCGTAATAGGCACCGAAGAGATTGGTCAACATCTCGTTGGACTCAAAATGCGCTTTGATCTCTTTCAGAAACGCTTCGGCGTTGGTCGATGTCTTCGACGCCAGGAGCACTCGCAGGTTCGGATTTTTCAGAAGATAGTGAATTGTCTTTGTGATGGTAAGAACGGTCGATTTTCCAGCGCCACGAAAAGCGAGCTGTAGCGAGTCAGGGTGCTGAAACTGATACTTCATCATCGACATGTGGAACGGCTGCACCTCATAACCTAACACAGCCATTGCAAGGATATCGATTCGATTGTTGTCAATGATTTGGCGCTTGATCCATTCGGATCCCATCGCTTTGCAATGCTGATAGTATTGTATGAGCTGGGAGCGCTCTGCGTGTTCGATTGACTTTGACCCCTCGCCAATCAGTGGCACGAGCTTCGCAGCGGCCGAAGGCGTAAACATCAACGTCCTCGTGCGCTGTTTTTAGCGGCAGCCTTCGCTATCGGCAATTCATTCTCAGGCACGAGAAGTGTCTGCGGCCTTGTCCACACTTTTTCAATCTCTCTGCCAATGCAGCAGGGACAAACTTGTGCCATATCACTGGACATGTAGAATGTGGTGTCGCAGGATTTACATCGACACTTCAGCATTCCTTCCGAAACCAGCGTGACATTTGAGCCATTCTTGTTCAAAATGGTCACAACATCGGGCATTCTTTTCAGCCGTGTGCGCACCAGCGAATGGCCTTCCATCGCAAACTCCTACTCGTCCAACCCGTAGCCAGACACGAAAATTTTTGCTGTCTGTCCCGCTGCCACGCCGCTCGTCACTGCAACAAAAAATATCCTGCCAAGGCTTTCGATTGTGAATTCATACGGTGTGTCAGCGCCAATGCCCGCCTTTTGGATATTGGTGTGCTCTTGGATGAAGGCATCCGCCTCATCGCTCCACCAAAGCACGTCAACCGTTGGATTGGCCCCGTCTGATGGAACTACCTGGATGTTCGCTCGCTCGAATATGGCCGCGTTCATTCCGTGTGCTTTGGTCGTCTCGGGAAGCGTATCCACGGCGCCGGTGACCGTCCTGTAGTGTGTGTATTGCGGCGCCGTCTTCGGTGCTGTGGACGTATCTGCCATGACTCAACCCTCTGTTGTACGGGAAAGGTTTGGGCGCGGTTGCCCACGCCCGAGTCGCCTTACTCTACAGCTAGCCAGTATACTGGCACTCCTGCAACGTTGATGTTTACGTCGAGACCGATCGTAAAGCCGTTGACGAGAGGAGTGATCCCTGTATCGCCTGTGATGTGGTTGAGCGTTCCGTCGGTGACCTGCTTTACAGCATCACCTTCGGTCATCCCTTCATACCACTCTTCTTGGACCAACCCTGCAACGCTGACCACCTTCACATACTTCGGTTGGAAGCCTACGGTTTTCACGTCAAGTGAAGCACCTGTACCAACCACACAACCCGTCTTTGTTCTTGTTACGCCGGATGACATTGTTTCTTCCTCCAATGGGTGTTTACGACTTCAACAGTAGGCCAAAGCATAAACCGTATGGAGGTTCAGCGGCAAGGTCGCGCTGGTTTTTCTTTTTCGATCCGTTGCTTTCTTAGGGTGTCTTCTAGATCATGCTTGGCGTCGATCAACTTGTCGTCGACTCGTCTCCATGCGCGAAATGCAACCTCATATTTCTTTTCAGCTTCCTTCATTTTGCGTTTCAGAATACGCACGTTGAATTGAAGTGCTGATATCCTCGCCTTGGCCTTTGGTATGCTGTGTTGTTCCGCCATCATCGCCTCGAACGACGAACTCAACCACGGTTCCATCGCATTGTTTCTTTGTACCTATCGAGTCGTTGAACTCTTCATTTATGGCACGCAGAAGCCCAATTTGAACAACGGTGTTTCCGTGTGCGATGCTATTCTGGATGGGTTTGTTTAGTGCTGCGATGAGGCGGCGGACAGCGTCCGCTTCGTGTTCGGCGCGTTGTGTTTTGACTCGCACTTCAAGATCTCTGATCACTTCTCGCAGACGGTCTATGATCAGTTGATCTGCATCCATTAGTTCAAGTCTTCCGGCCTGTGGAAAAATGGATTGTGTACCGGGTGGTTTAGTTCGACGCGCACCGGTGGGCAAGGGGCCTTCTCTGTGAAGTCTCTCTTGAGCTTCGATTCAAGGTGCGCGCCGCAACGCTGAATGACCATCATCGAGTCAAAAAACGTCTGTTCAATTTCTTTGAATGTCGAAAGTAACGCCGATATTTTATCCATCGCACCAACGAAGTCAAGCAGATTCTGTCTATTCTCATCATCAACCACACCAGGTATGAACTCCATCAACAGCGGACGAACAGACGCCGCCCATTTTGCCATCATTTGCAATGACTCTTGGATGTTGGCATATCTTTCCGACATTGCGGCGTTCCTCTCGCTGTTACCTATGTGTTTGGATTGCTACAGGATGATTACAGATCTGTTTTGTCGCGGAAGCCGATGAAGACTGGGATGCGTGCTTTGTCTTTCACACCAATTTCTTGGTATCTGTATTTGACAACAGCGCCCAAATATGCGTCTCGATTGTCCCAAATCGCCTGCCTGAGCTTTTGCGTCAGACCAACCCCTGTACCAATCCTTCCTTCGACGCCACTTTTCAGATCACGCACAAGAAATTTCCCGAGCGTTCCGCCCGGCACCTTCCCGGCCTTTGCCGTGGAACGCTGTGTCAGACCAAGCTCGTTGGTTTTCTTTTCGTTGTTGTTGTGCATCAATTCTTCGAAACCGATGATTTCAGCTTCAGAGTCCACGAAGCGCTTTAGCTTCAACAACCAGCCTTCCCGTTCGGTGCTGCGACCACATTTGTAAGGGCCATACGGATCTCGCACCATTACGCCCTCGAACCCCTCGGCCAAGCACTTCTTCTCGCACTCGTCCAATTCCTCTTTTGAGTTGATGGATTTGATTGGAACGAATTCAACGCGTGGGTCATTGATTTTGACTATGGCTTTCTTCAACGCTCGAAGTCTGTCGATGTACGGTTGTTTCAAATCTCCGCCAACCATGTCAAAACACCACAGCTTGAATTCTGGTTCACCATCTTCAGACATCACAGCCGACGTGCATGCCTGGAATGTGTCTCCAGCCATCAACTCCCCGTCCACACCGTCGGGTAGCAACTCCTCCAACACAGTTCTGATGTAGTTGTTTTTGATCGGTTTGAGAGAGCGCGCGAGCACTCGCCCTTCGATCTTCAAGCACCGTATTCCGTCAAGCTTCGGCGAAGCAATCAACGGATACTTGAGTTTTTCTTCATCCTTGATTTGTCCAGCCAACATAGGGCGAATGATAGATTCTGTCATTTCAACTTCTCCTTGATCGAGGCGGCTTTCTTCGACGGCAATAGGCCCTTGCCCGCGCAACAAGGACAAGCGACTAAGTCATTTTTCTTCGCGAACGAAGCGGCGAAGCGCTTGGCTGTCGTCGCATTTCCACACGAATAGCAGACACAATCATCGTCATCATGTAGCAATGGACAATCTTCATCCTTGTCTTCCATCCCTTCAGGCGGTTCAAGGACAAAGTTATCCACCTCGCCACATTTCGAACACTTCCAATATTCGTCTGGTATTTGTGGAACTGTGTGTTTGCGTGAACATGTCATGGCCGGTTCTCCTTTTTCAGTTATACGGGGATCATAGTCTATTTGTAATTGGAAGTCAACCAAAATCGACTCCAATCGTTAAAATCTGGTTGAAGCATACTCGCCCCACATATTTTTCCAATGTTCAACGTAATCACGGGAACAGCGAAAACAGAGGTCAAGCGGCCTATTGGGATCTTCACCCGTTCCATCCCAAGGATAACGCGTCAGCGCTGGGATGGTCCTTGCCGGTTTTGTCCTGCAATTCTCGCAAGAAAGAAGGTCCCAATCAGAACAACTTTCCAGCCAATTCTCTTTGTATTCTTTTTCACAACGTTCGCACAGATACCAATTTTCTGCCTCGCCTGATGGCGTGTGCATCGGTAATGCTTTGACAACATTCGTGGGAATCTCGCCACAAGGCGAAAGAACGCCGTCGCAATGCGTCGAGAGCAGCCACAACCTGGACGGGCTTGTTGT